GCCAGTTCCTTGGCGCGCAGTGTGGACCGCAGTCACTGCAGCCTATGGCTCGTTCCTGCTGAGCAAGAAGTTTAACCACTTCCACCTGCCCGACGTGCTGTTGTCGTGCGCATACAGGTGTCTTGCTGATGTGTTCTCGCGCCCCTACTCGTTCGCCATATCCCCTTTCGTGACCAAGGAAAGCAGGCAGCTATTTGTTGCGGCGCCTATCGAGGATAGCAGCATGCGCGTCCTCAACGTGCTCAGTGACGCAATGAACACAGCCAGCAGTGCAGGGAGCTACAGCAAGGATGTGGCCGCACGTGGGATTGTAGATGCCAGGAACATCGGAGCATTCGTCATGGCGCAGACAATCGACGTGCTGAGCATCGGGTGTGCAAAGGCTCCGGCCCTCACTGTCGGCGCGGCTCACGCTGTGCAGAGATGTTTTGCGGGCACGTGCGAAATTGATGTCATTTTGCAGAAACTGAGCCAGCTGTCGAACTCCTGGTGGAACCTCTTGCAAGCGGCAATGGATTGGTGCTCGCCATACATGAAGTCGTTCCCAGGCCAAATAGCTCGCCTCGAACTCGACATTTGCAGGCGCATAAGCTGCTACGTCCCTGAAGTCCCTGACAGAAGGACGCTTGAGTTGGCTTCGGATGCCATTATCCCCATTTTGGACCAAGTAGACTCAGTGACCCGTGGATACGTCGCCACTGCAGCAACTTCAGCCGTTGGTGTGGCCGCTAGCTCAGCACATTACATGGCAACGCTGAACACCACCTACAGCCCCTACCTGCTACAGCAATACGGCTACTACTCAGGTGTGTACGCATGCGTCACAGGCATCGTTGCAAGGAAGCTCGAGCGCTATCGTGGAAGGGAAGCGTCGCTATTCAGCAATCCTCTATATCGCGCAGTTGCGCCTGTAATTGAGGAGACGTCGGCAGACTATGGCATTCCCCTGCAGCTCCTGGAGGTCGTGTTCTTCGGCGGGTGTCCCAAGACATTTGCGCTGTTTTGGCTGATCAGGCATTTCTATGGCAGCGCAACTTCCGGCTGTGTCCACTCTCTGCACAACGTCATTCGCCGCCCCGACCCGTTCAATTGCTTCTCCGCGCTGCTCGCAGTCGGCTCTGCCGTTGGTGCCATGGGCACACGCAGCGAGTTCGCCACTGCAGACATGAGCACCATTCAGCCTGGCTGGAGCATGCGCCTCGTCAGAGATGTCAACCCCGCCAACGATCCACTCTGCCGCACTCTGTTCCCCGTCTTTTACCATTTGCGACCAACGGCCATTAACGCCGGAACCGTTGCGCACGCATTCGTGGGGCGGATTGCAAAGGCAGTCCCTGGCGACACCGCTGCGGGCGCCCAACTCAAGCACCGCGTCTGGCAGCACATCGCAGATCAGGTCGGCCATGTTGACCCTGTCACATTGTTCGACGTGGCAGCGAGTTTCACGGGCGCAAAGGCGAGGTTGTACGGCAATGTGGCTGTGATGGCGCAAATCTACGGAAACCAGCTCGATGAGGATGCTAGCACAGCTCTCGAATCGATGGGCAAGAAGGAGTTGGCAGTGTGCCTAGCGGACACCGACGAGCATCAGGCAGCAAGCGACCCACGTGGGATCCAAGCCAATCACGTCCGGCTCCTAGCTTGGCAGGCCACTTTTGTGATCCCATATGAGCAGAAGCTGAAGGAGCTGTTTGGCGTAGGGCGCGACGGCCGCATTCTGGGCCTCCGGGTTGTCTATGGCTCAGGCGCAACCGCCGTCGACATCTCTCGTGAGATAGCCAGACTCTCCGTCTACAACGAGCCATTCGCAATCATCACCGGTGACGATTCCAAGTTCCACCTGTGCGAAGACGGTATCATGTACACAGGGTCGGCGGACTCCTCTCGGCACGACGCGCACGTTAGCGGCAGCAATCTGCATGCACAGCTCGGGGCATTCCGCAAGATGGGCATAGATGAGGACCTTCGGCAATGCTGGAAGAAATCCTACGAAAGGCACGGACAGTTCTTCAGTGGTGCCATCGTGTATCAAGGCACATTCAGCACACGCAACTCCGGAGTGCGCACCACAACGTCCGACAACTGCAACGACATCGCAACAGTTCTCTATGCTAGGATCGTGCTCGGCTGGTCGTTTGACGACATCTATCAGCAGCTGGGCTTCAAGATCAAGATTCAAGCATACAACGAAGACCCTTTCAGCCTTGACCATGGCTTCTGTTCCAAGCACTACCTACCAAGTTCCCTCGGGCACGACTTTGGTGGTTTGGTGTTTCGTCAGCTCGCTCGGCTCTGTTTTACGTTGAATGAGGGCAAGTTGGATGAGCTCCGGCAGGCCAAGCTACAATCGTTTGTTCACAGCACTTGGGCCTACCCTGAGATCGTCGAGATCATCAAGCCACTTGTGGGCGGCAAGGCTGCTGAGTTAGAGCACTCATACCTTCAGCCAGGCCTCGCAACTCCAGGTTCCGCTGTGCGACGTCAGCAGGACTTCGCCACGAGGTACGGCTTCCCCTACAACGCAGCGCTCTGTGACCTCGAGAATTGGGTTCGCGATTACCAGTGTGGACACGTCGGCACATACCCATACCTTCGGGCAGGCGCTATTGTTGACTACGATGGTGTTGAAGATGAGATTGAGCACATGGCCCGCAGTGTTATTCCGCCTAGCATTGGTCACGTCAAATCCCGCTGGTTCGCACGCAGCAGGCCGTTGAGTGCATTTGGGCTGGGCCTTGGCTTCAAACTGCCTGATGCTCAGTGGGCTCGTGATTGGCAATCGAACCAGGAGCGGCTCGCTGAGCGGAGGAAGCGTCTCTTTGAGGGCGTGTGGTCACTCTCACGCAAGATGCGCAACTTCTTCGCTCACTACTTCAACGGCAATGGTACGGCTATTCGTGTGTTATTAATTTTTCTTGCGTGCATTTGCGCGGTATTGGAATTCTGGGTCGGTTCTTCAGGATCGGCGGTGGGCGGGTGTGGCCAGAAAACCTTACATTTTCCCGTGCAGACACATAGTTATCAACGTCAAATAATCAATATGCCAAAGAAGAACAACAGCAC